GGTTAATGGAACTACTACAACATTAAATTCAACAACAATGTCTGTAGATGATAAAAACATTGAACTAGGCTCAGTTGCTAGCCCATCAGATGTAACTGCCGATGGTGGAGGTATTACCCTTAAAGGTGCAACAGATAAAACCTTTAACTGGGTAGACGCTACAGACTCTTGGACATCTTCAGAGCACATCAACCTGGCTTCAGGAAAAGACCTAAAGGTAAATGGAACTGCGGTTATTAGCTCAACAGCTGGTGGATTTATCTTTACAGACGGAACTCAAACCCTTGAAGGAGTTCCCTCACGTACACCAATTGTTCAAAAGACAGCCTCTTATACGCTTTCATCATTAACTGAAAGAGATGATTTAATTGAGATGGCATCCGCATCAGCCATGACACTCACTATCCCATTAAACTCAGCAGTAGCTTTCCCTATAGGAACTTCAATTGATATTCTTCAAACCTCAACTGGACAGGTAACAATTGCTGGAGATGCTGGGGTAACGGTAAACTCAACACCAGGATTAAAATTAAGAACACAATGGTCATCTGCAACCCTTTTTAAGAGAGCAGAAAATACCTGGGTTGTCTTTGGCGACTTGACGGCTTAAGAAAACACACAGGAGAGTTACATGGGTAAAAGAGTTGGAAAAAAGTCACAAGCTTCAAATGACTTTTTAGAGCCGTTAGCTCCAACAAGCGTATCCGCTTCAAATGTTGGCTCAGGCAGAGCTTATAACGATGGAGCAGCAGTTGTTTCATTCTCTTTGCCAGCACTTTCTCCTGCCGCTACTTCTTTTACAGTAACAGCCAGCACAAGCCAAACAGCAACTGGGTCCTCGTCTCCAATTACAGTTACTGGTATTCCTGTCAATGGTTCTGTGACATTTACAGTAACCGCAACAAACGCTGCAGGAACTTCTGCTGCCTCTGCCGCATCTTCTGCAATTGCTATTACAACAAAGCCACAGGCACCGCAGTCGGTGTCTGGAACTACAGTTTCTGCAAACGTTAACAGAATCAGTTGGACTGCTGGAGCCAACGGCGGTAGCGCGATTACCTCTTATACAATTGCTGGTTCTGATGGAACAAGCTACACAGGTATCTCAGGTTCAGCGGTATCTTATGATGCTGCAGACAATTCCCCTTCCGCCGCTTCTCCAGGTGCACAGACGTACTCTATTGTTGCTAACACTGCAGTAGGAGCTTCAGACGCGGGCTCAACAGCTACTGTTAATACTATTGCCCCGTTTTTCCCACCGTTCTTCCCACCGTTCTTTCCTTTCTTTCCTCCATTTTTCCCGCCGTTCTTTCCCTTCTTCCCGCCTTTCTTCCCACCATTTTTCCCATTCTTCCCATTCTTTCCTCCATTCTTCCCTCCATTTTTCCCATTCTTCCCACCATTCTTCCCACCTTTCTTTCCGTTCTTCCCATTCTTCCCACCTTTCTTCCCGCCTTTCTTCCCATTCTTTCCTCCATTCTTCCCTCCAACATTTGGACCATACTTCCCATTCTTCCCGTACTTTGCAACCAACAACAGACAATGTACAAGTGGCGATATACCTCGAGGAATTGGATGTGCCTTCCCAAGCCAGTGCGGACCTCTTTCTGCAAGCGGAGGGTTCTGCTAATATTCAGTGCCCTATAAAACAAGGAGTAGAAACATGATAACAATAGAAGATTTAACCTATGACCCAGGAGTATCAACAAGCGTAGTTGGGATGCCGTTGGTTTTTGTTATTGAGGGCCAATGTGTTTATGACTTTTCATCAACTAGGTACGGTTCAGAAGTATTTTTTAAGAAAAAAAACATTGTTGATATTTCTGAAAAATACCCAGATTATGATGGAATAACGGTTAGAATTATTATGGACGGAGGAAAGTTTGAGGAGCTACAAACCTCAGAGTATCTTGGGTCTATCCTTTTAACTCCGCATTTAGTTTTATGTCTTTATGATTACCCATTTGGGGCGCACGTAATTTCACCACACGCAACTTTTGATGGGACACAATTTACTATCACAGATAAAGATATGGATACGCTAGACCCTAGCCCGTATGAACCACCATTTACGTCTTCTACTTTTTTTGACCTGTAGGCGTTATGACAGAAAAGACTGTCTGGCAAAAGTATAAAGAAAAAAATGGCTCTACTCCCCTAGACATGTTAAATCCAAATACACGCAAATTGTCTAATGAGGATGCACAATTAAGACTTGATATCTGTAAGTCTTGTCCAGAGCTCATTAAATTAACTATGCAGTGTAAAAAATGTGGTTGTTTTATGGTTGCAAAAACTAAATTAGAAATATCTAAATGTCCAATTGATAAATGGTAATCTATATACTATGATGTAAGAAGGTATCTAGTAAAAAGACGGAGAATATATGCATAACGAAAATGAAAATCTTTGGTTTACAAAAGATAGAACAGAAACAGCATCAACTAGAGTTCCTGTAAAAGACGTTGGTAACGGCATTACCGCTGAAAACCTTGGGCTAGGGCTGCACGTTTACCACAACACATTTTCTTTAGATGATGCAAATAGATACATCGGTACCCTTGAGTCAAACCTAGGGCAAAATGGAACGTATAAGTGGTCTGAAGCGCAGGTAACAAGCTCTACAACCCCAATTAAGAAAGCTAGAGACGCTGTAGACTTTAAATACAAGCAGGAAAATTTAGGTCCAAGAAGTGAAACTAACGCAGAATTGATTGATTTGCATGAAGAGATTTACCAAAAACTAAAATATTGCATAGATGACTATGCGAGGTATTGGGGTATAAATGTGGTCTATTACGAGGCCTTTAATTTTGTAAAGTACGAAGGCGCAGGAACGCACTTCAACATTCATGCAGACCACGGTCCAGCGTATAACTGCACAGTGTCTGCGGTTATATACATCAATGATGACTATGAGGGTGGGGACCTAAAGTTTCCAAGACTTGATAATTTAGTTTATAGACCAAAAGTTGGAGATATTGCGGTGTTTCCATCAAACTACATTTATGAGCACGCATCTCTTCCGATAGAATCAGGGACAAAGTATTGCGTTGTTGTTATGACAGATATCAATGAGTTAGGACACAAATAATGTCTTTAGTTGCCATATTTAGACCATTTAGACCGTGGATAAAGAAAGGAGATATTTCTTCTCCTGCCCCAACACAAACAGAAATTCCAGATTGGTATAAAGACGCAGATAGATTTGCAAAAATGCCAAACGGTGAATACTACAAGGCGCCAAAAGAAATTTGCCCGTTCCCTAAAGAAGGAACGACGGATGACTACGGAAAGATTCCTACATGGAAAGCTTGCCCTGCTATTCTGGATGCTTTTACAACTGGGTATGTTTTTAAAACTCCGTGCGATTTAGTTTTTTATAAAAATAGCCAGGGAATCATAGATGTAAAAATTGAAGACTCTAACTATAAAGACTTTTGTACCCCACGCCCCCCAATGCCTCAATTTGAACATCCAAAAGGGTACTATCAAAATCATTTTGCCTGGAGTATTCCCTGGGGGCTAGAGCTTCCAGAAGGGTACAGCGCTTTGTTTATGTCCCCAATGAATAGGTTTGACCTACCCTTTTTAAATACTACTGGGGTTGTAGACGCCGATAAAGTTCACTTACTTGGCACCTTTCCCTTTTTTATTGCGGAAGGTTGGGAAGGCACAATACCGGCAGGAACCCCATGTATGCAGGTTCTTCCTTTTAAACGAGAAAACTGGGAACACAAAGTAGAATTTTTAGACCAGTCTACGATGTATGATAAAATGGTTAATAACATGAAGTTTTACCGACAGCCTGATGGCGGGGTATACAAAAATAGTGTTTGGTCAATACGAGAGTATAGATAAGGAATAAAAAATGTCGACATGGACGCATAAAGAGGACCTAGGTAGCGGGATATTCCGTTATAGGGGCGTAATTAAAAAAGAAATTGATGTTGTAAATAGAATTGAGGCAAACCTTAGACCAGAGGGAGATACGACTGGGTACGCTTGGCAACCCGCGTATGTTGGGTATAAGCAACTTATGCCAGAATACCGTGACTGCAATGACTTTAAGTTCAAGAAGACAGACATTGAAAACGACAAGAGTCAGGTTAGTTTAAACCTTCAATCTTTGTGGCAAGACCTGTATGACGTTAAACTGCCCGCAGTTCAAGACTATTCAAGAATGTATAACATTAACAACCTAAAGTACTGGGAAGCTTTTAACTTTATTAAGTATGGTCCAGGGCAGCACTTTATGGAGCACCACGACCACGGCTTTTCTTATAACTGTACTGTTTCTTTAGTTTCATACGTCAATGACGATTATGAAGGTGGCGAGCTGTACTTTAGACTACAAGATTTAAAGGTTAAGCCAGAGGCTGGAGACCTGTTTATCTTCCCATCAAACTTTATGTACCCACATCAAGCAATGCCAGTAACCTCTGGAACTAAGTACTCTATTGTGACAATGCTTGACTACAGCAAAAAGTTCCACACCCCAGAGATGTATAGCGCAGATTCTGACTAATGTTTAATATTTCAGTTGAAAAGACACATGGGGCGTTGTTTGATATTCAACCCATGTCAATTAAACGAGACTGGATGGACGCAACGGCAGAAAACCATGCGTACCGATGTTTTCCAGTAACACAGGCAAATGTCGTAGGGTGGAGCCTTTTTTGTTCTCAAGATATTAAATTTATTTGGGATGGGGTAACAGATGCAACTGCAGAGCATGTTCAAATTTTTAGTCCAGAAGGTGCCTATTCTGGGAGAGGGCAGTCGTCTATTAGTTTACACACTGGTTTAGTATTTAGAACAGACGAGAATACAAGCCTCCTTACTATAAACCCCGTTAATTATTTTAGTGAGTACTTTGAAACGATGTCTAGCATGATAAGCACATCTTTTTACGATAACCCCCTTCCTCTAGCTATTAGAGCAAAAAAAGCAAACGAAGAGGTAGTGATAAAGGCAGGGACCCCAATAGCAACAATAATACCTATATCTTTAACTAACTTAAATAACAGTACTATAGAAATTTTTGACTATAAAGATGAAGATGGTTCAAGGAATCGAGCAAATGTATCGTATGGAACGGCTACACAAGCGTTAATAACTACTGGTAATTGGACTGACTGGTATAGAGATGCTGTAAATGAAAAACAAGAATCTTTAGGTAATCATGAAGTAAAAGTTTTAAAACTTAATGTAATAGACAATACTAAAAACAAACTGAATGGGGCAATGTAATTATGGATAACGCATACACTGTGGCAAAAAGAACGCCGTCTATGACCCCGTCTGGCTGGTTTGGGGATAGCAAGGACATGATTGTTGAGCTAGAAAACTTTATGACACAAGAGGAAATAGAGTTTTTAGAAAAAGCCGCCAAATCGTTGACAATTTGGGACGTAACTCAAAGCCATACAAATGAGAACGGTACCGTTACCTATGACTCAGATTATTGGAAAGACAGAGTTGCAACCCAACCAACCCTAGATAAAAATGACCCAAAGATATCTCCAGTAATTGCAGGGCTCTTTCAACGACTAAGACCAATTATTGAAGAGTTTTATAAGGTAGAGGTTGTCCCAACAGGCACAACTATTGTTAAGTGGCTCCCTGGGCAATTTCAAAAGCCTCATGCTGACAAAGAACTTCATGAAGGACCTGATGCGGGAACCCCTAATGATTTTCCAAACTATGACCTATCCAGCCTGTTCTATCTAAACGACGATTATGAGGGTGGGGAGTTATACTTCCCCCTACAGGGCGTGCAGTTTAAGCCTAAAAAAGGCGCAGCTTACTTCTTCCCAGGGGATAAAAACTATATTCATGGGGTTACTGAAATCAAAAGCGGCTTAAGATTTACCTGCCCCTTTTTCTGGGAAATTACAAAGCATACGGGGGATAGAAAGCCGTAATGACGGGGTACAATAAAACATATGAAATCAATTTACGACATACCACTTAACTCCGCTGAGGGGTCCCCTGGTTTCTTAGCCCAATTTAAAGGTAAAGTCACGCTGTTGACTAACACAACAGTCGGGTGTGGAAACGCAAACCAAATGGAAGTCCTTCAATGGCTTCAAGATAAGTACGGCGGAGATGATTTCCAAGTTATTGCTATCCCTACTAATGACTACTGTGGCCCAGGAGTTACTAAGGGTAAGTGGTCTGAAGGCATTACCTGCGGGCTAGACTCACAAGAATACGGCCAAGAGGTTTATGGAACCACATTTAAGTTCTCAGAGATGGTGTCGTCAAACCCAAATGAGAGCGCCACTGAACTAAGCGAATACAAAGGAGATAGCTCTGTAAACGGCCTAGGTCAGCCTAGACAAGAAACCCATGAACTATATCTTGAGATTAAGAACCAAATGCTTGCGTATGCTGCAAAACAAAAAGAACTTGATATCCCAGATAGAGATGGGTACTTGTCGCCTTGGCTAAACCAACCTGTAGCTAATGGCGCAATGCAGGGCGGAAACTTTGAAAAATACCTTATTGATAGAGATGGGTATGTTGCAAATTGGTTCCAATGTACGGTACTAAACTACGACATTGAAAAAACCCTAAAAGAAGATTTAATAGCTAAAGGGACCCCCGCTTCTCTTGGAGAAGGTAGAACTACAGAAGTATTTGAAGAAGAGTACGCCCTTGTTCAACAGGAGATAGAAAAACTTATTGCTGGGGATAAATCACTTATAAATAACTAAACGGAGTAAAAACACAATGAACCTGGAAAACAAAAAAAGAATAACAAAAGACATAGTTGTTTATGAGAACTTTATAAGCAAAGAAGATTGCAAAAAGATGATTCAAGCCCTAGATGCTCAGGCAGCCAATGGGGCAATTTCTTGGATGCCTATCTCATTTTATGAGTCGTATTCTTCAGTTTTGCCACAGGATAATGACCAAGAAGTCCTTGACGCGGGTCTTTCTCCAACCATATTTTCAGACATTGAGAAGGCAATGCCTGAAGCAATTGCTTCAGTCCACGACCTTGACCCAAAAACAATTTGTAAGATTGGGTACCACACACAAAAGTGGGAGCCAGGAGCATACGCAAGAATCCACTCTGACAATACAGATGCTGAAGGAAACTCAGGAGCCTTTACAAGAAGCCGTTATGCGGGTTTTCTATATCTTAATGATGATTTTGAGGGGGGACTTTTGCAGTTCCCAACACAAAACATTTCAATTAAACCCGAAGTTGGGATGCTTGCTGTATTTGACGGCGGGTTTAACAACATGCACGAAGTAACACTTATTACAGGCGGGGTAAGGTACACAATTGGGTCTTTCTGGGATGACCGAGAAGAGTCAGCTTATCCACAAGAAGTAAGGGACGCTTGGGCCGAAGAAATGAAAACCACTAGGGCTCAGCAAGAGATTGAACGAGCAGAGTGGCAAGAACTTCTTAAGCAGGGCTGGAAGTTAGACGCATCTGGAAATAAGTATAAAGTAGACGAGTTGTAAATGGACGTCTTTTTAAAAAAAGAATTTGAAAATAAAGGTTATTCTGTTGAAGTTTTACACGAAGGTGTTCTGTCAGTAGAGGGTTTTCTAGAGCCCGGAGAGCTTCAGACAGTACTAAAAATAATTGAAACCACACCTAATGAAGAGTGGTCACTAGAGTATACAAGAAACCTTGCTCTATTTTGTATGGAAAAATTTGGAAGAGACGATGTAGACAACCTTGTTGCTGAAGGAAAGTTTGAAGTAACTGCGGGCTGGGAAGATAAAAACTTAAGAATTGTTACTGACCCAATAAGCAGAACTCTTCAAGACAGACTTAACAACCTGGTTAAACTTGCAGACCCTACCTTAGAACTTGCTGGGTTTGGAACACTACAAAGAATGCAAAGTGGTGTTGAACTAAAAGCGCACACGGACCAAAGCACAGACCCGGCTATAAGATACGCCGCCATACTATATCTTAATGACGATTATAAAGATGGAACTTTGTTTTTTAAAAATAAAGAGCAATCAGACCTAAAACCAAAGCCAGGAACTCTACTTATTTTTCCAGGTACTGAAGAGTATGAGCACGGAGTAAGAACCGTAGGAGATGGTCCTATTAGGTATGTTACAGTCGGGTTTATAAAAGTTGCAGGCTTTTACGAAAAAAATAGGTACTAGGAGAAATAGGCAAATGAATAGAGAAATATTAGACCCAAAAGCGTATTACTACACAGATGCTATTGAAGACTTTGATACCTTTAAAAAAGTCTGGAAAGAGCTAGACACTCTGGAGCAATACCCAGAGTCAGGCGTAAATGTTTGGAATACCTGGACTGCCTCTAATGATAAAGACTTTATCTACGGGGAAACAAAGACCTTTGATATTAATGCAATAAACCAAGTTAGTCCAATTTTTTCTCCGCATTCAGCCGAAGTAGCAGAAAAAAGTAAATATATCTACGACGCTATTATGACTACAATGTATAACGTTTGCAAAGACTACGCCTCTTCTTTAGGCGACTTTGACGAGCCAAGGCTTTTTCCAACTTTTAATATAAAAAAGTACAACACTGGAGTGGGCATGGGCGCACACTTTGACCAATTAGACGGGGATAAAACCCTAAGATATTCATTAGTAATGTACTTAAATGATGACTGTGAAGGCGGAGAAATATCTTTTCAACTAAAGGATTATGACGGCGGATGGACCAGCGCTGATGGTTTTTCTAAAGGTTCAGCTCCAGGAGTAGACCTAGACTATGACGTAGCTGTTGCAGCTAAAGCGATTGACTTTGGCCTAAAGCCAAAAGCAAATAGCGTTGTCATATTTCCAGCGTTTCCACCATACTTTCATACCGCACACGTTGTGAAGTCTGGATTTAAATACATGATTCCTGGTCACTGGATTCACAACAACATGGAGCTTAATAAGAACCAAGGTATGTAATTGAAAACGGCAATAGTTACAGGAGCCAGTAAAGGCGTAGGTCTAGCCACAGTCAATCTTTTATCCCAAAACGGGTACAAGGTTATTGCTGTTTCAAGAGACCTTTCCAAAGTATCTGAGCTTGTATCTGACAACGTTGAGGTATACCGATTAGACATTACAAGCCCAGAAGAAATTAAAGCGTTCTACGAAAAGTATAAGGATATAACCCTAGACCTTTTAGTTAATAACGCTGGCGGCGGCTCTAACCCTACGCATCTTATAAACGAAACTATGGACAATTTTAGACGGGCCTACGATATAAATGTATCTGGGCCTATGTACCTTTCTCAACTTTTTGTTCCTGCTATGAAAAAGTCAGAGTCTGCAACCATTATCTTTATAACCTCTTTGTGCGGTAAAACTCCTTTTAGAGGCGGCGGAAACTACAGCAATGCAAAAAGAGGGGAAATGGCGTTAGTAGATACCATGAGAATGGAATTTCCAGAGT